CGCAATTTCTTTGTTGTCAAAGAAATCTTTGAGAAAGTAACTGCTGCGTTTTCTGCAGTGTTATCTCCTTCTGTTGCAAGTTTCATAAGCTTTTCGCCTACTGACATGCGGTCAATTTCTGCAGTGTCTGCTCTCATTCGAACGGTACGTGCGACTTTTCCAATTACGGTTGCATCGAACATATAGTCTAAGAAGCGAGCTGACTGCTCTGGGTTAAGTAGACCACCGTTTCCGTTTTCGGAACCAGCGTGTGTACCTGTACCACCAGTTGTGGACGCAAAAGTACCTGTTGCTGTTGTACCAGCTGCGATTGCCTTTTCTAATGTTTCATTGCTCATTATTTTATTTCTCCTTATTTCTTACTTTATTAGTTCGTTTACGGAACCGAGGAAAGAACCGTTCCATTTTGATTTTTGGACTTTTACTTCCCTAGACCCGCCAAGGTCTGAGGACTTTTTAATTGCAGTCTCTGATTCTACTGCATCGACACGCTTTTCTACTCCATCAATCGTGTTTCTGATGTTCTCAACAGTTTTGCTGAGCTCTGAGTGTTGTTCTGCCAACTCTGTAATTTTGCTTTCTACGCTTTTGCTTAAAATTTCAACTGCATTTTTAATAGTTGTAACTTGTGCTGCGTTTTCTTCTGAAGCTTTGTTTAGAGTTTCTGAGAAAAAGCCTTTTAAATCACCTAACATTTTTGCAAAATCAGGTTTTTCAACAACAATCTCATCAGAGATGTCTGTTGCTTTTTCAACGATTTCGGCAGAAGCATCTACTAATACGTCTTCTGTAATAGCTTTTTCAATTGTTGCTTCTGCAACAACTTCTACTTCTACTGCTGCGGTTTCTTCAACCACTGCGGTTTCTGTGTTTTCTGACACTTCATTACCTCCTTGTGCGTTTGCCTGTTTTGCGATTGTTTGTGTTTCAGGCAACGTTAATCTTGACTTCTTAAATGAAGCAAGAATCTTTTCTATTTCTTTTGCTTTGTTTATATCATCAGTTTCTACCCAACCAATTAAACTTGCTTGCTTGCCAGTTATTGGGGAATTGAATTCAGCGTCTGTTGACATAAATACAGAGTCGCTGTCTTCACAATAAAAAATATTTTCTGTTTTTAAGTTTGTAGAAATTCCTTTAAAAATTAATTGTCCATTCATTTTTTCAATAGATAGAATATTACATAATTCGTTTGCTGGAGAATCTACTACTGACAGCTCCATCAAAGCATACTCTTTAATAAATCTAACTGTTTGCCCAGTTGCTTTGTTTACTTGATTGTCAGACTCTTTAATCTTTCCACCAATTGAAAATCCTGCAAGTGTTCCGTCTAGAATTTTTTCCCATGTATCTTGTGCGCCTTTTGAAATGTATGCATCTACATATACTCCACTATAAAAATCATTTGACTTTGGATCATAAAATGTTTCTGGTTTAAAAGAAACCATTTTGCCTACAGCGTTAGGACCATGCATCTCTCTAATGTTGCCACGGAATCTTTCAAAAGCTCTCATGCTTGCTTCTGCTGTAACTACATCTCCTGTTTGATCTACGTTGTCTAAAGTAGCAAAACCAGAGACGGTTCTTTTCTCTCGATCAACCTTTGTAAAAGGGACCGATAGGCTAATATTATCTCCATTGCTGGACCAATAAGATTTTTCAATATTCATATGCCTAATTTTATAACGGTATTGTATATAAGGCAAATACTGGTTGCCTAATAATTATTCGGTGACTCTTCCCCCACCTTTTTCATTTCTGCCCTCCCCAGAATTATCTGGTGAATTGGCAGATCTTTCCTGAGTTCTTTTTCTAGAATTTAGGGCTTGTGCGGTTTGCTCAGATTTCTCCTGAGCTTTTAAATCTACAACCTGATCCCCGCCATCTCGAGGAATCATTCCCTTCCTAATTCTAACTTCGTTAGGGGTAATTACCTGCATTCTTAAATATCTTTCATCAATTTTAGACTGGGTGTCTTCGTCTGTTAAAGTTAATTCATTAAACTTTAGCATTACCGCATCTGTTTTTTCTAATATAATTCTATTTAATTTTTTCTCTAAAATGTCTTGTGCTGGTCTACACACCTGCTCCTTAAACATTTTATCTGCGTCTCTTGCAGAGGCTAAACTAATTCCTTCTGGAACTCCTATTTTATTTATTGGAACTCTGTGGGCTAAAAGAATTTCGTCTCTGTTGGACTTACGATACACGTTAAATGATGATTCCTGGGTTCCAGCTTCAATTGGCTCCATTTTAAATTCAACTTTTGAATCTGGGCTATCTGCTGGAAGTGGGACATACAAGGACCTATGATTTTTTCCTTTTAATCCAACTTGGAAAAATTCTAAAAGTTTACGCTCTGACTCTGGAGAGAGCTTGGCTCCCTTAACGGTAATAATATATCTAGGTACGGCTTTGTTTTCAAAATAGTCTAAATTATACTTACCAGCAAATTCATTTCCTGCAGTTGCGTTTTGTGCAGAAACAATATCTGGCAATCCATAATAATTGTTCATTGGTGTGTATTTCTTTAAATGAATAATTTCATTTGGTCTATCTAATCCATCTGCAATAGGATTTGGTGTTTCTAAATCTGCAAAGTTTCTAAAGAACACTGCTTTTCCATAAAGAAGCTGAATGAATCCGTCTCTTAGTCTACGAACACGCATGGTCTTTGCTGGTATATGTCCTATGTATCCAATGTTACCTGCAACCGTTCTTCCTATTTCAAGAAATCCATTTCCAGTTGCCTCTAGGTCAATATAGGCTTTTATTAGTGTTTCTGTGAAAGTCTCTTCTTCGTTGGTTTCTTCTAGCCAAGTATCTAAATCTTGTCTAAGTTTATTTAACTTCTTTCGAGCTCGATCTAATTGCTTTTGATCTTCAATATTATCTAGAGCATCATTTGCTTTTTTTGTTTCAACAAAAGTATACCCAAGTCCAACAATGTTGGCAACCTTTGCGTTAATTGCTGCATAGTTGTATGGTGAAATTTCATAAATTTTAGAAAGATATTCCATGTTATATGTTGGCTCAACCAAGTCAAACATTGCGTAACCAGTAACTGCTTGCTGCATGAGGTTCTGTTGTGTGGCTGTGCCGTCTTGACCAACAAATCTTTTTGATAACTCTCTAGACATTTTTCTACGAAAGTTATTGCCCAAACCCTGAACTTTCTTTAATTCTGATTCTGTTATATTGAATGGGTCGCTGTCTAGAACAGGGGCTTTGTTATGAAATCTAGAAAAGTCTGACGAGTCTGAAATATCTATGTTTTGAACAAAACTATTGTCTTCGTTTAGAAATTCTATCATTTGGATTTTCCTTGTCTTAACGCTTTCATTTCATCTTTATAGTTTCCAACGTCTAAAGCATCTGGGACTAATCCCCACTCTAATCTTTGTTTTTGATGCTCAAATTCTTCGTCATCTATCTTCCTTCTATTTGATAAAAATAAAGGGCTGCCTTCATAAATTCCATAAGATCTGGCTTCTCTTGCAAGAGCATCAATTCTTGATCTATTTCCTTTTAATGAGGTAATTGAAAGATAGTTGCCATCATCGTCTCCAACCCATCTTCCGTCAGGCATCTCCCAGACGTATATCCCTAGAGTTGTTTCTTCTACAGACGTTTGCTTAAAGTTTTTTATATCCATTGTTCCCTAAGTTTACCATTATTTCAAAATAAAGTCCAGATTTTTGCCATATCCTAAAGATATTTAAATATTTTGTACCACTATCCAGTCAGAATTAAAATAATCAACCGACAGCTCTGACATTTTACCTAGCTGATCTTCAATAATTGTACCTTGGGAAGACACATATTTATTAAAATGATCCTGAACTTTTTCGGCACTCAGGGCTGATTCATAAATAGCCAAATTCTGATATAGGCTTTGCCCTCCCAAAACGCTAGATTTATTAATAGAAATTTCTCCATATATGCTATTTTCAAAAACAATAACAACGTGGTGAAGAGAATCTTTTAAAAACAAATTATTTATATTAGTCTGGCTTGTTTTATCTACCCCATTAACGTATATCTTGGATATATTGCTTTTAGATATTGTATTGCTTGACCAAGTAAGGCTACTTTCACTGTACCCGCCTGTAGCAACAGATGTAACCAACCCTCCATTTTGAATAGAATACGGGGTATAAAAAAACTCTATCGATTTTGTTGGGGTTGTCGTATTTATATAAAACGATGAAAGATTTTTTAAGCTGATGCCGTTTCTGTTATCTGTAGAAAGTATTTCATATTTGTTATTGCTTACAGGGATGTCTTGCTGGCTGGCTATATAATTAGAAGAATTTTTTGAGTAAATTTTTTGATTGTTATAAAAGCTTATTGATAAAAATTTTAAAGATGGCAGGTATACGCTATCGTCTGATGTTGTAAAATAAACCCTAATATATAAATTTCTTGTTTGACTAAAAGAGCTTAATGAATACTGAGGTATCGGTTGTCCATTAACGCAAGATTGATAGTTTTGACCATCGACACTTACTGAAACAGAAACTCCGTTATCCCCGTCCCATTCAATTCTTGAAGAGTTCATCTCTGGTCCGCTTGGAATTGTAATAAAATCCTCAATAACAATAGATTGTGAATCTCCGTTTCCCTTTACAACACCAATAAATTCTTTTTGAGAGTTATAATATAAATTATTATCGTTAATAAAATACTGCCATGATTTATTGGCTGGATAGGAATAGGAATACTTTGCTGAAATTGATTTATCTGTAAGTTCAAAAAAATTACCTTGATCTGGGTAAACTATTTGAGTAGGGCTTAAAGATTTATTTTCTAAATAATGAGATAAAATTTGATCTTTAGTTAAAGAACTTCTGTAAAAGGATACACAATTTAAAAGCATATAGTCTAAACTATTGTTTACTGGTCCCGACTTTATTAAAATAGATTCATTTAAAAAAGAAAAGTTAGACAGATCTTTTTCTGCTTCTATCTTTCCATCTATATACAGTATAATTTTATTTTTACTGTATACCCCGACTATATGTAAGGATTTTTTTAAAAAAGGAACGGTGTACTCTATAGATTCTGTTCCTATTGAAAATACTATGTTTCCTTTTTTGTAAAATATTCCTATATCACTAGAAGAGTCTCCTACAATTGGTATTTCTAAAGAAGAGGTAGTATTTACCCTAACCCAGCATTCTATAGAAAATTGATCATCGGAAAAATTTTTAGTTGCAATACCATCTATATCTATGTAGGTAATAGCGGCGGTACCAGAAAGTTTTGAAGAGTTTTCTGCACCAATAACTAGTGGTAAATTTGTGTTATCTACCGATCCGACTATTGATACCTGATTGTCGAATCCAGAAATATCATCTGTTCCGCTTGGCCAAAAAGCCAGCGGGTTGTCTGATAAAACTCTAAGATTATACGACATGATTAAATTGTACCATCAAGGACTTTTAATATCCGCCTACGTGAAAGACCTGGCCAGACAAACTGGAAGACTTCTCATCAAAAAGTAGCTCTACTAGATTTGCTATATCAGTTACTGTATATTGTTGAGGAACAATTTGACCTAGCAATAAAGTTTGAAAATAAACTTCTGGCATGAATTTTGTAAATCTAGTTCTTATCGGTCCTGGGGCGATACAGTTTGGCCTAACTTTACTGCCGCAAACCTGTTTAGCTAAAGACCTAGTATAAGTTTCCAATGCTGCTTTAGATGCTGAATACATAGATTCTGAGTTTAAGCTATGTGCTGCCAAGCTTGATATATTAATTATTGGTGTATGCTTATTTGGGTCCACAAGAGCAAGGAATTTAGATATAACATTGTAAGGACCTAAAATGTTAACATTCATCATTTGCTCTACTTGTGGAAAAATTTCTCCATAAGCAGGCGATGGCCAGTATGCTCCAGCACAATTTACAATTCCAGAAATAACAACATTCCTTGATTTTATAGTGTTAAATAAATCTTCTAGCTTTTCTTTATCAACAATGTCTGTTTGAATATACTCAAATGTATCGTTACTGTCGGAATTCCTAATGTGTCTTCCAACTCCAATAACCTCATGCCCTAAAGACACTAGTCTTTTAGCAACTTCGTTTCCTATTCCCCTGACTGCTCCAACTACTAAAACTGTCATTCTGTGCCATCCGAATAGTAGGCCTTAGACCTATTATGGTACCAGTTTGGAAGAGCGTATCTAATTCCAGAAGTTACTGCCGAGACCTCGTGTACATATATATAATTAGAAGGGAAAAACAATAAGCTTCCCGCTTCTGGCTTTAAGGTTACCCCTGCGTGTTCAAATTTAATATTTCCTCCTTCGTAATCGTCGTTTAAATAAAGTAATGCCGATAAAACTCTGCTGCTAATTCCGTGGTCTGAGTGTGCTGGCAAGAATCCTGACTCTTTATA